TGTGCCGTCGATCCATCAGGCACAGGTGTACGACCCTTCGGTGTTCACGAAGGTGTTGGACATGAGGGCGTCTCAGATGGGGTCGATGGTTGCTGCGCCTCCGCAGGATCTCGGGCTCTACACACAGGGCAATCCGACGTCGGCAGAGTCCGGCGAGGTTCAGGAGAAGCGGCGTAATCGTCGCGCGAAGCTGATGCAGAAGCAGTTTGGGCCGAATGTCGTGGCGCTGATGCAGATGGTGTTGCGGTTCCAGAACGGCGGGCGGCTCCCGGAGTCGTATCGGCGGATGTCCGCGGACTGGTATGACGTGGACGAGGTGCCGCTGGGCACGGCGTCCGACGCGATCTCGAAGCAGGTTGCGGCAGGAGCGGTGCCCGCGACGTCGGATGTCGTGTTGAAGAAGCTCGGATACTCGGCCGTTGAGCGTGCCCGACTCGCCCAGGATCGTGCGGCCGACGATGGACGCGCGACCGCGCAGGCGCTGGTCAAGGCGTTCCTCCCGCGCCAGGGGGCCTCCGGTGGCGACGACACAACTGCCGCCTGAGTCTGACGCAACACAGCAGCAGTACGCCGCACAACTGCTGTTGACGGCCGCGCTGATTCAGGCGTTGCGCCAGTTGTGGGGCGCTACGTTGCCACTGGACTCTTCACAAGGGCGCGAGCGGTTCCGCGGGGGCGCATTCGCACTCATCCAGCACTTCTCTGGCGCGGCTTCGTCGGTCGCGATGGACTTCTACCGCGCGTCGCGTCTCGCGGCCGGTGTCACGGACGCACTGCCGCCCCACCTCTCCGAGCTCGTCCCGACACCTCCGCGGTCGCTGGTGGACGCGAGCCTTGAGTGGGCGCTACGCGACGCCGAACGGGACATGGCGCGGGATCTCGCCGAGATCGAAGCGCGATTCCTCGAGGAGGACCGCCAGTGGCTCGCGCGGTTCGAGGCGTCGGCACAGAAGGCCGTTACGGACACGGGGCGGGCACAGGTTATCGCCGCGGTCGAGGGCGACGAGAAGGCCCTCGGCTTCCGACGGGTCCCTCGCCCCGGCGCCTGCTACTTCTGCATCGTTCTCGCCCTCCGGTCGACGACGCGCACCGGCTTGGCGAAGGACTTCAAGAAGTACGCGCCGGGGACGATGGGCGGCGAGCGTCACTACGGCGTCTACAAGTCTCGCGGCACGGCTGGCGGATTCGCCAACGTCTCGTTCGAGGGCGAGGGAACCGCGAAGTTCCACAACAACTGCCATTGCGTCATCGAGCCCGTGTTCTCCCCGGTTGAGTCGTTGCCCGACTGGCTGACCGACGTGGAACGTCTCTATGACGAGACCGAGGGCGGGCTCGCGGAGTTCCGCCGCGCAGTCGCCGCGCGTCGCCGTGGCGAAGATCCCGAACCTCCCCCGCTGCCCGCGGTCCTGGCGGCAGCGCCGAACCGCGAGGCGATCGCCGCCCTGCTCGACCTGCTCCCGCAGGTCGCCTAGAACCTCCCGCCCCGCGGGTCGCCTAGAACCTCCCGCCTGGCGCGGGGAAGCACAACAACCGCCCCAGGAGGGCTCCGCTATGACCGACGAAACTCCGTCGACCCCCGAGACTCCCGCTGAGCCGTCCGCAGCTGCGCCGACTCCCACGGAGCCTCCCGCTGCCCCCGCCGAGCCCTCGAAGAGCAACGTGTGGGACGACCCCGACGCCGCGAAGGCCGAGATCGAGCGTCTTCGCCGCGAGAACGCGAAGGACCGCACGGACGCCAAGGCACGCGCTGCCGAGGAAGCCCGCACGGACCTCGCGCAGACCATCGGCAAGGCCCTCGGGCTGGTTGCCGACGACACTCCGGTCGACCCCGCTGCTCTGACCGAGCAGTTGACGACCACGCAGGCCGAAGCGAAGCAGGCGCGGGTTGAACTCGCCGTGTTCCGCAACGCCGCGTCCGCAGGAGGCGATCCCGCCGCGCTGCTGGACTCCGCGAGCTTCTTGAAGTCGCTCGACGCGATCGACCCCAACGACACCTCCGCGGTAGCCGAGGTCATCAAGAAGGCGGTCGAGGCGAACCCGCGGCTAGGTGCCGCACCCAGCGAACCCCGCCCACCCGCACCCAATCCCGCACAGGGAGCGAGCGCGGGCGGTGCAGCACCGGGGTTCGACGAGCAGATCGCCGCTGCCACAAAGGCCGGCGACATCCAGTTGGCAATCGCGCTCAAACAGCAGCGCGCCGCCGCATTGACCAAGAAGCCTTAGGAGGGCATCCATGTCCGGCATCACCGGAATGGGAGACACTTTCGATCTCCCTAACTACCACGGCGAACTGTTCGCCATCTCCCCGTCCGACACCCCGCTCCTGTCCGCCTCGGGCGGCCTGACTGGCGGCGGACAGGTCAAGGACACCCTCGTGGAGTGGCAGTCCTACGACCTTCGCGACCCGTCCGTGCGCGCACGGCTCGAGGGTGCGGACGCCCCGACCGCTGAGTCGCGGGTTCGGGCGAACGTGACCAACCGCCTCCAGATCTTCCAGGAGGCCGTGACCACGAGCTACACCAAGCAGGCCGCGACCGAGCGTTACGCCGCCCTGGCCTCTGGTGCAAGCAACCCCGTCACGAACGAGCACTCGTGGCAGGTCATGCAGTCCATCAAGCAGGTCGCGCGGGACGTGAACTACTCGTTCTGGAACGCGGTTCGCAACGACCCGGCGGACAACACCACCGCGCGTCAGATGGCCGGCCTGATCTCGGTCATCAGCTCGAACGCCCAGGTGAAGAAGGCCGAGACGACCGGCGCGTCGTCCGCGACCGACACCATCACCCCGGCGTCCGCGCACGACCTCGTTGCCGACGACAAGGTTGTGTTCACCGACGTGGGCGACATGACCAACGTCGTCGCCGGCCGCGCCTACTGGGTGAAGTCGGTCTCGACGACCGTCTCGTTCAAGATCTCGGCCACCCAGGGCGGTGCCGCGATCACGGTGGGTACCTCGTCCGCGGACGTGGACTACTTCCCGCTCAAGCAGGCCAACACGGTCACCGTCGATGACGTGAACGTGCTGCTCCAGTCGGTGTTCGACAACGGCGGCATCACCGAGCAGGGCACTGCGACCCTGTTCGTGCCGTCCGGTCAGAAGCGTCGGCTGTCCGCTGCCTACGCCGACACCTACGGCAAGTCGGATCTGCTCCAGGGCACCCGCAACGTCGGCGGTGTCGCGGTGAACACGATCATCACCGACTTCGGCGTTCTGAACATCGTTGTCGACCGCGACCTGCCTGCCGACGCGATCGCTGTCGTGTCGCTTGAGCAGATCCAGCCTGTGTTCCTGAACATCCCCGGCAAGGGCGTTCTGTTCGAGGAGGAGCTGGCGAAGACCGGCGCCTCGGAGAAGTCGCAGATCTACGGCGAGATCGGTCTCAAGTACGGCAACGAGCGGGCGCACGGCATCAAGCGCGGCCTGTTCGCCTGATCGTCGTAGCTGACTCAACAGAAGGAGGGCGTCATCGTGGCTAACCCGGCCGCTCCCATCGATGTCGAAGCCCGGTGGCGCCCTCTTTCCGACCAAGAGACGACCAACGCCGAGACGTTCCTTGATGACGCGTGGGTGATGCTCAAGCGTCGTCTGCCGACGATCGAGGCGGACATGGAAGCGGACACGTCCGGCGACCTGACTGCCGACGTTATCCGCGTGTTGGCGACTGCTGTGGTTCGGGTTCTCAAGAACCCGGAGGGCAAGGCGCGTGAGGCGATCGACGACTATTCGTGGTCGTTGGATTCTGCGCGCGCTGCGGGTGAACTGCATTTCACGGATGCTGAGTTGTCGAGCCTGGTTCCGGGCGGCAAGGGGCGTTCGTTCGGCGTGGATCTGATCCCGGACTATTGCGCACGGTTTGAGGACGACGAGTGAGTCTCGAAACCGTTCTTGCGTCGGGCCGGGCCGCTGCACTATCTCGGATGACCTCCCGTTGCACCGTGCGCCGCAAGACGGGCGCCACGACGACGAACGCAGCGGGCCTCGCGGTTCCGGTGTGGGAGGACGTCTACACGAGCCTCCCGGTGCGTGTCGCCGGCACGTCGAACGAGCTGCACTTTCCGCACGACACGACCGGCCTGGTGGACAACGATCTGGTCGAGATCACGTCGGGCGACTGTGCGGGCCTCGTGTTCCGGCTCACTGAAGCCGACTTCGCGGATCAGGTCACGGCCCGTCGTGTCGCGGCCGTGGCTACGACGGCACCGGCCGAGTGGGGTGCGTGATGGCTACCGTCCAGGTCACCCACACGATCGACGGCCTCGTCCGCGACCTTCGCCTGATCCCGCGAACGATGCGCGTCCGTGGCAAGGCCGTGGTTCGCCGCAATGTGGACCTCGGAACGATGCTCACCAAGCGCGCGGCTCGTGCTGCCGCTGGTCCGCACGGCAAGGACTACTACAAGCGCATCAGCGGCGAGATGACCGGCCCGCTCGAAGGCGAGTTCGGCCCGTCGGCTGTCATCGGCACCCGATACACGGGCGTCAGCGGCTCTGCTGGTGCGACGCGCGACCTCGATAAGGCGGCCGACAAGGTTGGCCCCCGATTCGCCGCTGAGGTTGGTCGCATGGCCGACGGCTTGTTCTGGCCGGGTGGCTGATGGCTACCCGTGAGCAGGTCGAGGCCGCAGCCGTTGCTCGCCTCGCAGCGTTCAACGTGACCGCCTACACGACGGGCCAGGTCAACGGCGATCTGGTCGAGTTCGTTCCGCCCGAGGTGTATGCCGAGGTCCGCGTCTCCTCGACGTCCCGCGGGCTCGCCAAGGGGTCCGCAACCTCTGGTGTCGCTGGCTGGCGGGTCGAGGTCGATGCCGTGGGCCGCCT